AGTACTAGCAACACAATCCATAATACGGGCTGCAGGAACTTGCTGGCCATTAACCACAGCAGGCCAGTAGAGCTGAGTGTTGGAGCTAAAGTTGAGAGCATAATAGCTGACGTCCGTAGGTTGGATGACATTGCCAGTGAAAGGGGAAGTAAATGTTGTCATATATTAGGGCTCTTGGATGCTGGTGTTTCGGTCTATGCGTCGAGCGTTATCTTCTTTCTTGAGAGCGGCCAACGCATTATCGTAATACGATTTCCACGTTTGTATTTTGTCCATAGCTTTTAAATATACCATTCCGTGGTACATAGCGCCATAAAGCATTAGTTGCGGACATTCTCTAGTAAAAAGATTTTGCTGGTTAGTTGTATCCAGCGGTTGAATTTCGCTGTAATAAATTATTTCTATGGGATACGTTTGATCTGGTGCTGGCGCAAAAGCAAAATGATTGTAATCGTAGTCTGCGTATATTTTAGGAACCCCGGGGGAGGATTCTGATTGGTATTGTGCCACATAATCTTGCGAACGAATTAGCATAGGTTTACCGTTTGTTTTCATAGAAACGGTTTTACGCCATCTCGCTGGTTTTTCAAGGACCACCTGATTTGGGACAAGACTTGATTCAACAACAGTAAGCTGTAAAAATGTTTTTAATTCCGCAGCAATAGATGCTTCTGTTAAAGCAATAATAGTTGGGATTGTGGCAATCCACTGAGCGTCACTGCGCTCAGAATAGTTGATAATGTCAGCAACTAAACTGTCATAGGTCATTATAACGGCATTGGTCATACTAACACCTCGTATCCCCATTTTGCAGGATTTGTTTTCATTCTGTATGCAATTGTTTTATAATGCAATTTTTCAAAATTAGCTAAAGATTGAACACCTACAAAAATTTGATTGTTAAATTTAATTTGTCTAGTTTTTGGATTATTTTTTCCACCCAAATTAGCCAACCTCATTTTTTCTCTTGTTGCTTCTGTAACTATTTTTCCAAATCTAGGGTGATTTTTTCCAGAATATTTACCTTTTCTTGCAAGTCTTATTTTTTCTTTTGTATGTTCGGATACGGTATGCTTCATCTTTAATTTAACTTCTTCTGAGTGTCTATATCCAGAAGCTCCTTCTCCACCATCTGTTTTATTACTTAATTCATAACCCATATCTTTAAAACAGGAAATTAACAAAACTTCATGGTCAAATGCTTCTTGTTCAGTATTCCAATTGGCTAAAATTTCAACATTAAAACCATTGTATTTTTGGACAATGCTTTTCCAATGTTTATTTCTTTTATATGTTTTCCAAGCGCGACGTTTAGTGCCTTTACCAATGTAAAAGATAGTGCCGTCGGGTTTGGTATGAGCATATGTATAAAACATATTATTGGGTATAGTACGAATAATTGGGCTGGAAGTAGATTGGCGAACGGTCTGCGTCTTGTTCTTCAAATTGTGTCCGTGCATCAAGTGCCAATTTTTCTAAGTAAGCTACTCTGTTTAAATCAATTCCAGGTAACTGCATTGACAGCTTGTGTGATAGTGCTGCTTGAATGTACGGTACTACACGATTTGGAATATACAGCTCATTGGTCAATGAACCTACATCTTGTGGGCAAATGTCTACAATAAATCGAAATACTTGAAATGAATTTTGCGGGACGGGCCAGAGATAAACTTGCGGGGAAATTTGACGATCAAAATAGTATTGCAAAGAACGGGCGCTTGCGAACTGCGGGTTTGGCAAATTAAAATAGGTTGTACGATTTAACCTAGCCATTGGAATAATTTGTTGAGCAATACTAAACTGCAATCCACGTAAAGCAAAAGTATTTAAGTTATCTCTATTTTTTAATCTGTAATAATAAAATGGTTGGGTTGTGTTGATTGGGAAATACGCCCATTCTCTGTCAGCTAAAATAGTAGCTGGGAATGATTCCCAAGTTTCCCAAGTAATACCGTCATTACTAACTTGTAAGTCTAAATTGTATGTAGTTAGGGTATTGGGGGAGTAAGCATTAAAGCCAATGTAAAACAACCGTGTTTGCTGACCGTAAGATGCACCAAAGTAGTTTTCAGACAAAGTACTAGTTGCATGAAAATTAAGATTGGCGTTTGCAGATTGGTCAAACAAAACTGGCGAGTTAATATTATCAACCGGCAGTGCGGCGGAGATTTGGGGATTTGTTGTGTATAACCAAGCAGCTTCCAAAACATCATTATATTCTGGTGGCATAGTTAAAAATTGCTGGTCAGTTTGAGCGCCCATGTACACAAACTTTTGTAGCCAAATGTTAATGCCACGGTTTGTGCTATTTTGAAGGACGTAAAATAATGCTTGCTTACCGGCGTTTACATACTCAGGCGTAATTTCTTCCGCCGTTTTTCCAGCGTCCCTAAAAGCAAAGTTAATTAAATCATCGACCGTAATTTTGGTCTGATTATACGTCCCAGAATACGCCATATTATCTTCCGCGGCCAGCCGCTTTTTTCATCACTGTTTTTGGTAGATTAGCTTGTGCTTTGCCAGCTTTAACAAACTCTTTACCCACTTTTTTAGGTATGCCAAGAGTTGATTTACCAGCTGCTGCTGCGTACATCGCCTTCATTTGCTGTTGGGATTTTACTGGCATGTTAGCAACCTTTTTTAACTTTACCGCCACTTTTTTTACCTAACGCAGGAGCTCCAGGTAGGGGTGGGGGTAAATTACCAGTTTTTGGATTTACATATCTGTATCCATTAAAATAACCGCCATTTTGTTGTGCTGCTATTTCAGAAGGTTGCTGTGTAAATTGCTCTTGAGGAGATTTGCGCATACCACTTTGCTCTACAAACTCGGATTGTTGTGCTGGGCCAAGATATTTACGGGTATTTTTTAGACGGTTAATCATCATGTCATTTTCTAAACTTTTGCCCGTTGGTCCACCGTCTGCCATCTTTTTAACTTCGCCACCCTTTTTGTATTTGTTGGGCATTTCTTTGGCGCCAGAGGGGGCAGCAGCTTCTTTACCAGATTGCTTGCTCTTAATCATGGCATCTTTGTCACCAGCGGGTTTGCTTTTTTCTTTAGCAACGTCGCTGCCTTCCATGTCAGGTTTCGTAGCTGCTTTAGATGGGGCAGCTGCCTTACCTGGCTTGATGTCTTTGGTTCGCTCAATGCGGTCTAAATCGCCAGATGCTTTTTTAGCACCATAAACGTTTTCCACAGATCCACCAGCTTTGTACTTGCGCACAGTGCCGCAATCTTTCTTGGCACGGCCACCTTTTTTGAGTTTAATCTCGGTTGGCTCTTTGTCGTGTTCAGCTTCATCGTGTTGCTTAAACGCTCGTTTGATGAGCTTCTTGTCTTGGGCCATATCGTCTTTTTCGACTTCGCCACCTTTTTTCATGGCTTTTCCGCCATAGCACATTGCTTTAGCTTCGACTTTTCCGCCGGTTTTAAAGCACTGCATTTTAGGTAATTTTTTAAATCCGTCCATTACACTTCCCCGAGGTTGTTAATTTGAAGGGTGATCATTCCCTATACATACTAATGCAAAAAAAGGGCGATTTACGCCCTAAATACCGTTTAAAAACAATGCTCTTTCTCGTTCCCTGCGTTTTTGCAAAACTGCAGGTTTATTCCACATCAAAATGGCGTCTGCCGCCCCTTTGAGGTCATTCTCGTTAATTCGTTTGACAACGGTAGATTTCTTAAAATTGTCAGCCCCCACGTTAAAACATAGGCTGTATAGGGCGTCATATTGGTTCTGCTGGAGGGGTACCTTCACCGAGCTCTCAACGGCCTTGCTACACCACTTTAAATCGCTTTTAAGCAGGTCGTGTACCTGCTCGTCTGTTAGGGTGGCGTTGATTAGGTGGTCTTCATCAGTTTTGATAAGGTGACCCACGCCAATTGTTAAAAGTCCTTTTGAGTCCTTATACGCCTTATTTTTGGCGCCTTCTTCTTTAATAATAAAATCTAGGGTAGATTGGGCGATTGCCATAATATTCTCTTCAATCCTGGTAAATCGGTCAGTAAGGTGAATTACTGCAAATATCCCTAATAACCATAACGCAACTGCTAGTAACTTCTTCATTTTTACTCCTTACTCTATGCCAATATAGCATAAATTGGGGTTTATTGTGACTGAAATTCTTGTAGTTTAATTAATTGGTCAGCTAGTTTTCGGTACTTTTCGTTGTTTTCCAAGGCCACGGAGAGGACGGTAGTAAGGTCAACGGAGCTGGAGGTGCCATCAGAGCCGCTGGGGCTTGTGCTTTCACCAGTTGCACTTGCGTTGTACAGCCTGACAAAACCATTACTAACAACACACCGGTTAGGGCCAACAGCCAAAGTGACTTGTTTTTGTAAAGAGGCATTATGGGCTGCCAGTTTATCAACCTGTTCAATGTATTTTTGAACCAGCTTATCACCTTCTTTTTGAATGGCATCTTTCTCCTCTATGGATCTTTTATTGGCTACCATAATGATAGCCTGATAATATTGAGACGTTAGTGTATAGCCTAAGTAACCGCCTGCCGTAATGGACAGCGATCCTACAATCATGTAGATGTAAATACCGCTAAGACCACCAACTAGCATCTTCCACATTATTGCGGCTCGGTATCTTTTTTGGCCATAATGGACACGCCGCTAGCACCAGACACAATACCAATGGACTCAGCTAGTTCGCGCAGGCTGACATTACCATTGATTAGCTGGTACGAGGCAACTCCAATAACGGCAACAAGACCAATAAACCAAGCCACACGACCTAAGTCGTAAGTGGTGTTATCTTTGCCAGTGAGGAGTTGTTTTAAAATGTGATTCATTAGTCTCGCAAATCGTCTAGCTTGTCCTCGATGCGGTGAACGGCTTTAAGGACCTCTTCCCAGCGGTCTGAGAAGTCGTCCTTGTGGACATAGTTCTCGGCAATGTGAGTACGCAGGTCGTGTAAGTCGAGTTTAAGAACCTGAACGGCAGTCCACAACTCTTTACAAAACCAACCGCAAGCGACACAAATTAAAGGTAATACAGTGTTAATTAGGGTTTGCAAATCCATATTTTCTCTGATGTAAAAAGACGCAGTGGGGAATGAGGCGCCGCGGTTAGCAGCGCCTCTCGTTTAATCTCGTCCCTTCAATCCCTAATTAATACGTCGGTAAAGCAGCTGTGGGTACAGTCATTGTTGAACCTGAATATCTAGCAACTCCATTTGTAATGCGAAGATCGTCCATGTATCCAACCCAAAGGTTTAAGTTATACCCATTTATAGAATCTATTGCAAATGAATTGATGCCAGTTTGAGGTGAGCCAATTCTAGTTCCATTTACGTATACAGATAAAGTGCCGGCATTGTTTACAATGGCGTAGTATTCCCAAGTATTGTAAGTTGGGCTGTACGAGTAATTTAATGTTGTGCCACCATTATTTACAGTAAATGCTGAAGGCGCTGGCCCCATCCAACAACTACCACCACCATTTGCTTGATTACTTAATGTAATATTATGGTAAGTTGGAGTTGTTGATGTTTGATACCAATACTCTATAGTCCAAGTGTTTCCTAAATTAATAGTCGAAGATTGTTTTAAATAATCTCCAGATGTTGGGAAACTCAAACTGCCAGTACCGTACTTCACCACACTGGTATTAACCGATGCAGAGCCTACTGTCTGTAAATTGTTTTGCATAGCAAGGTCAGGGATGCCAGCGTTGGTGTAATTAAGTAGAAGGCTTGTTCCGCTTATTGCTGTTAATGGTGCGGATGGGACAGTATAGGTAGAGCCTGTATAAATCGCTGAAAAAACACATCTAGTATCTGAAATATACCCTTGAATTTCAGCTGGAGTTGTTTGGCTGCTTGCACCAATTTTCATTGGTTTTGATGCGGAAGTATTTAAATATGTTGATGCAGAATTAGTTGTAGCTATTTGAGAACCATTCAAATACATTGTTAAATTTGAACCGCTACGAACTAAAGCAAAATGATTCCAACAACCAGTTTTCCAAACATTAGCGCTACTTGTAAATTCATTTACTCCAACTTTTCCAGTTCCTATACTTCCGTCAGGATTAATATAAGATGATGTAAAGCTATCGCTATTTGAAACGCTATTTGTCCATAATGCAGCACCATTAACCCATGAAATAGTTGTTACATAAAACCAACATTCAATAGTAAAATCATTTGCCAAAAGTGTGCTAGATACTGCTGCATTACTTGGTGTTGCTAAAGAATCACCACTACCATCAAAATACCCAGCCCCGCCAATGACGCTAGTTGAGTATGCGCTTGTTGGGTTAAATGGTGAGAAGCGTTGGATAGACGGGTTATTGTATGTTGTAATAGTAAGGTTGTTTGTACTAGTATCAATAAACCTATTTGATTGGAATGTTAAGAATGAAGTTGTTGGAAGCACAGGTAGCGGCGCAGTCGGTACTGTAAACGAAGCACCTGTATATAAAGCCGCCTTAGTAAATCTTAAATTACTAATATAACCATTGACGTTAATGCCGCCATTACCACGACCCAATTCTGGTGTAGTACCGCAAGCAACACCGCCGCCTGTATAGGTATATTGAAGTTGGCCGTTTATATAAAAACGTGTATATGTGCCATCATATGATAAAGCAACGTGATTCCATGTGCTCCAAGGATATACTGAAGTTTGAAATTGATTGCCTACACCAGATTTATCAAGCTGATACACACCATTACTTTGACGATATACAGTCAAGTATCCAAATGTATTTACATAAAACGGAGCTTGTGCTGCACCGTTGTATTGCAAGAAATCAAACCACTCTAATGTAAAAGCAGATGTTTGATCAAACGCAGAACTATTTGGGGCAAGTGCGTATGTATTGCTTCCGTTACCATTATAAGACCACAATGTCCCATAGGGGCTAAAGCTACCTTGGGTAGTGTTGCCGTTGCGGGTGATCGGGAAGTTGTTAGCTGAACTGTCCACAAAGGTGTTGTTCTGGAACGCTACGTTGTTTTGTAGGGTGAGCAGGCTTGTTCCCGAAACGGCTGTTAGTGGAGCAGTTGGTGGTGTAAATGTAGTTGTATAAACTGCTGTACCTTTTACTAGGCGAGCATTTGAAATATAACCATTTGTGTAAGCAAAGTCCGCTGAATACCCAATCATTAAAGGAGCAGTATCACTAAAATTAGTGCTATAGGATGCAGTTCCTACAGATGAACCGTTTACCCATAAAGTAACAGTTGAACCAGATCTGGTAACAGCTAAGTGCGTCCATACACCAATTTGAACAGTTCCAGCTCTAATTAAATTATTTCCAAAATAGTCGCAAAATTGCCACGAACCTGTAGATGAAGAAGATAACAACCATCCAGTTGTTGAGCCTGAACTACATTTTGAAATAATTGGGTTTGCGTTGCCAGAATTGACAGCGCTCATATTTACCCAACATTCAATAGTAAAATCACCGGAGCCCACTATTAAATTTGTGTTATTTGCAACACTTAAATAATTTCCACTTGCTCCGCTTAAGTACCCAGACCCATAAGTGACCGGTGCTGTGTAAGTAAACGGCTGGTTTTGCGATACCGTTGGGGATCCGTTAACAGTGATGGTGAAGTTATTAGAGCTGTTGTCAATGAAGCGATTTGACTGGCAGGTTAATAGGCTTGTACCACTGATTGCGGTTAATGGTGTTGTGCTTGGTGTAAAGTTAGAGGTGTAAACTGCAGTACCTTTAACCAATCTAAAATTACTAATATAACCATTAGCAGGTTGTGTAACAGATTGTCCTGAACCAACCGTTACTGTTGAACCAGTAAAATTAGTTGAATTACTTGTTGAGCCTACAGAAATACCATTTTGATATAAAGTTAAAGTTGTTCCACTTCTTACTAAAGCAACATGGGTCCATGTATTTAATGGAAACGCAGTTGATGCCACTAACAATTCTGCAACAGCATCTTGAGCAACAGCTAAATAACCAGTTGATTTAACATAAAAAGCTACACCGCTACTATAAACAGCAATAATCATGCTGTTGTTTGCAGAAAAATTAACAAATGCCTCTATGGTAAAGTCACCAGTACCAGGTTGAAAAGCTGCATTAGATGCAAGTGCTAAGTTACTACTACCATTAAAGTAATTACTATAATACCCCGCCTGAAACGGATTATTAACCGAGTTGATAGGGCTGCCGTTAGCTGTCAAGGCAAAGGCGTTAGTAGACGCATCGGAAATAAACGTGCCACTTGCTCCATTGGCAGCATCGCCATTGAGGAGCAAAGACACATATTTAAAGAATGCGTCGGTGGCCGCGGCTATTTTGTTACGAGCAAAACCAAAGGCCTTAGCAGATGCACCACCGGTAGTGATGATTGTTGGCATTAAAAACTCCTTAGAACTGGGTTTGAGTGGCTAAAACAGTGTAAGTTGCTGAACCAGTTTTGATAATAGTATAAGTGTAAACGTCAATGCCAGAAGCAAAACCTGCAGCTGGTGCAGTGCCGCCCTGCCAGAAAGGCGTAACAGAAGTACCATCAATGGTTACAGCAGAATTATAGTACGCTGTAGAACCTTGTGTTGCCAACATAGCGATTGTCACTGACTGGCCAGTTGACATGGCAGTGTTCAATGATGTACCGCTAGAGAATGCAACGTTCAAAGTCCAGTTGTTAGCCGCATTGCTGGTGTAGTATTGAACTGAACCACTGTTAACATAAAAGTTAGTAGTTGCAGATGGAGCAGCAGCCACAACGTTTACTGTTTCAGCAACATCTAATAAAACGGCTGCTAGTTTGCTAGAAGTACCGTTAAATGTCTGTGTGCCAGTCCAGGTATTATCTGCACTTATGCTAGCACCACTAGTTGCAGCAACCCAAGTTGCTGTTGTGCCATTTGATGTCAATACATAGCCGTTTGTGCCAATAGCCAAGCGTGTAGCTGAGTTAGAACCATTGCCGATAATCAAATCACCAGTTGAGGTAATTGGTGACAATGCGTTAAACGCAGCAGATGCTGTAGTTTGACCTGTACCGCCATTAGCTACAGCCAATGTGCCCGCTAAAGTTACAGCACCAGTGGTTGCTGTATTAGGTGTTAAGCCAGTAGTACCGCCCGAAAAGGACGATACGTTGACGTTACCAGCTTTGCTAGCAATGACTTGAACGTTGCCGCTTGAGTCTTTGTAGAACAGTTTGCCGTCTGCAGTATTTAACGCCAGCTCACCAGCCACCAAATTACCGGCTGATGGTGTGTTAGTGGCGGTTGCACTGTAGTACAAGCTAAGAGGAGTGTATCCTGATTGTGCCATTTTTTAATTTCCTTTTACTTAGAATGTTCCGCCAGAAAGCGTATTTGCTGGGTTAAATGGGGTGTAACCTAATGCAGTAGTTACGTTAGAGTTGGTCAATACTATACCATATCCTGCCAAAGTTGTTGCCTTGTCAGCCTTGCCAGAGACTACTGTTACCAAAGCAGAAACTGCAGACTCATCGCTTGCCAACTGATCTGCGATCTCTTTCAATGTATCAAGAGCAGCAGGAGCAGCACCAACGACAGCTTGAATTGCTGAGCTAACTGAGCTTGGGCTTGCTGGTGTATAGCCAAGTGCGCTAGCAATAGAGCTGCTTGTTACACTTGCGTCTGTACCAGCGGCGCCAGTTGCGCCAGTATCGCCTTTAGGACCTTGGATGCCTTGAGGACCTTGTGCGCCAGTTGCGCCTGTGTCGCCCTTAGCGCCTTGTGGGCCTGTAGCACCTTGTGCGCCAGTTGCGCCTGTATCACCTTTTAAGCCCTGTGGACCTTGTGCGCCAGTTGCGCCAGTTGCGCCTGTGTCGCCTTTTAATCCCTGTGGACCTTGTGCGCCAGTTGCACCTGTATCGCCTTTTAAGCCTTGTGGACCCTGTGGGCCGGTTGCGCCGTCCGTGCCGTTAGTACCGGCTGCGCCTGTGTCGCCTTTAGGACCCTGAGCACCTTGAGCACCAGTTGCGCCTGTTGCGCCGGTATCGCCTTTAACGCCTTGAGGGCCTTGTGCGCCTGTATCGCCTTTGTCACCTTTGTCGCCTTTTAAGCCTTGAGCGCCTGTTGCGCCTGTGTCGCCTTTAGCGCCATTGGGGCCCGCTGGACCTTGTGCGCCAGTTGCGCCTGTGTCGCCTTTGTCGCCCTTATCGCCTTTGAGCTGAGCAACTACGCCAGATGGCAATGTGGTAACGTTAGATAGATCCTTGTTTGCCTTATTGGAAACAGTCGTTGTCAAAGCAGCAACAGCAGACTCATCAGATGCCAATTGGTCGGCGATTTCTTTGAGTGTGTCTAATGCAGTAGGTGCGCCATTAACTACAGCGGCAATTGAAGCATCAATCTGTGGCTGAATGTTAGAGCTTGTTAATACCTGGCTACCATTGACTTTAACGCCAGAGTTGTCAATAACAACCGCGCCATTAGCAACGTCAATTGCAGTTGCCTTAATTTGCGGTACGTCAATCGAGTCCGGTGCTACAACAACAACAGTACCAGTAATTGCTTCTGTAAAGTACAGATAGAACGAATTGATATCGATGTCAGTCTTACCAGCGGAAACAATGTTTCCGTTTGCTTGTCTGATTTGATACCAAACGTTTGTAGTACCTAAATTGTGCTGTACCAACCACATTGTCGCAGGGGCGCCTTGGTTGTGCACGTATGAATTTGTCTTACTAGCGAACGGATACCATGTTGTTAGTCCGCCTAGTTGAATATAAGCATAGATAGCCTGATCTTTAATGATGATCGTGCCAATAGCTGGGTTGGCCGGGAATCCGGTTTCGTCTTTCGACATAACCAATGCGCCATGAAGCGCTAGGTCGTTTAGTACTCTTGTTTCCATTTACATTTCCTTTGGAGGTGTTATGCCACGCATGTACGCCTGACCAGTTGCAACCAATTTCATTACGCTTAGAGTGTCATAACTCTGGAGTATTCTGTCTAATAGCTCTTCTGTGGTAATGTGACTGTTTGCATAGTCAGCTCTTAAATTTTTAACATCATCCGCGACACGATATAACCACTCTGAAATTCTCTCCGCATCAGTCATGCTTTGCAATTACCTTCTCGGCACTTTCATAATAACGTTTAAGCCAGTCAATGTTTTCCACTAACTGCACCTTGTCATCCTCATTAAATTCTTTGACTTCTTTGACAATCTGGGCTAACTCTCTAACCTGAGATTCAATCTTTTTTAATGCTTGAGGTACTGTCTTTATTGATGAAAAGTTAAAACTTGATAATTTACGCATGTTGGTGAGGGGGATTGCTCCCCCTCTCCTATATTACAATGCTACTGCGTTACGTACAACTGCCTTAACCTTCAAGGCTGTAGACAAGTATACTTTAACTGTGTTTGCGTCAAATTCTTGAACGGAAACGATGTCGTTGTAGTACAAGCCATCAGCACGTTGAACCTTAACAGCGATTTCAACAAAACTTGCGTTCAAGTTGTGAACGATAGTGTGTGTTGTTGCAGCTGTAATAGCTTCAAATGTGAAGATTGTTGCGTTGTAGTCACTGCGAATCTGAGCATCAGCAGCAGCACGAGTACTTGCTTCACCACTAATATCACCAGCTAAACGAGCTTCAGCACCAATTGCACGATATTTTTCAGTATCGATTGCTGTTGTTAATGTTGCTTCAGCAGCAGTAGCACGAAGTGCCTCAGATGCAATAGCAGCAGAGTTAAGTCCTTCAGCAGCTTCAGCACGTGCTGTCTCGGCAACAATATCACTTGCCAAACCAGCTTCAGCAGTTTGAGCGCGTGTCTTTTCAGCATTTACAGCTGTAGTACGAGCAGCAGCTTCTGCAGAAATGTCAGATGCCAAACCAGCTTCAGCAGCTTGAGCACGAGTAGTTTCAGCAGCAACAGCAGATGCGTTAGTAGCATCACCAGCGGCACGTGCAGTAGCTTCAGCAGTTACAGCAGCAGCGCGGGCAGTAGCTTCAGCAGCAATGTCGCTTGCTAAACCAGCTTCAGCAGCTTCAGCGCGTGACTTTTCAGTAGCAATAGCTGTTGTGAGTGTTGCTTCAGCAGCTTGTGCGCGGTTTGTTTCAGCTGTTACGGCAGCAGCACGAGCAGTTGCTTCAGCAGCGATATCAGAAGACAGACCAGCTTCAGCAGTTTGTGCGCGGTTTGTTTCAGCTGTTACGGCAGCTGCGCGAGCAGTAGCTTCGTTAGCAATAGCTGTTGCGTTTGTTGCTTCAGCAGCTTGAGCACGTGTTGTCTCAGCAGCAATAGCAGATGCATTTGTTGCATCGCCAGCTGCGCGAGCAGTAGCTTCAGCAGCAATGTCAGATGCCAAACCAGCTTCGGCAGTAGTTGCACGTGTTGTCTCAGCAGCAATGTCAGATGCCAA